GTTCATGACCGGGTGGTCCAGCGCCAGCCATCCTCTATCCAACGCCTCGTGCTCCTCATCCACGTCCACGATGGCCATGGGCCGGCATATAACGAGATCCTGTTGTTCCTGTTTGCCCAGTGTGTGATCAAAGAGTAGTTCCATTGTGCAGTACTTAATGCATCGTCAGAGACGGCTTACGCCATCTGAAACTTCGCTTACGCTCGTTTCGTTTTTTAAATGACGCATTTATGCGTCCCCTGTGGTAGATGAGCAGTCACAATTCGGCTATTTCTAGCCGAACCGACTTGAACCCTGTGGTGAGTTCGCAGTCACTATACATCGCTACCGTAGTCGGGCGGTTGTGCTGTACCCGTTAGCTCATTCATTACAACGCGAGCCCGTCAAACCCTTGCATAATAGTTCTTGGCGGACCTGGGGATTAACTTTTTCTAAGAGCCCCATCATTTTTTGCTGTTTGCATCTAAGGATTCACCTGTCGCCTTGTCGGCCGCATTTCCTTGCTCACTGGTTGCGATGCTATGTTTGCCTGTTGGAAATTTTTAAGAAATTGTAGTTTGCCTATCGCACTTGTTTATACGAGTTTTCTTTTCAGGTCAATCTTTTTGGCTTTAAATACCACGATGCATTGGACGTACCAAGGAAATGAAATTACCAACATGCCGGAAGATGTTGTGGGATTTGTTTATATCATAACCAACACCACCAACGGCAGGAAGTACATTGGAAAAAAATTAGCAAGATTCAAGAGATCCAGACCACCACTCAAAGGCAGGAAGAACAAGCGTAGATATAAAGTTGATTCGGACTGGCAGGACTACTATGGTTCTAGTGATGATCTCACAATTGATGTCAACAAACTTGGCAAGGACAAGTTCACCAGGGAGATACTTTTTTGGTGCAAGTCCAAGGCGGAACTATCTTACGTTGAGGCACGTGAGCAGTTCTCACGCAAGGTGCTTGAGACCAATGATTACTACAACGGTCACATCCGTGTCAGGGTACACGGCAAGGGAATCCTCAAGTCATAAAAAAACCCCCGACTATCGCTAGCCGGAGGCTTTGGGTTTTGCAAAATCCAATGATCGATTACGCCGCAGTTTTTGCCGCGTTCTTGACTTCCTGAATTTCTTTTCTTCTTGCTTTGATCAGTTTAGATAAGTTTGCCAAGGCCTTTCTGGCTCTTGTTGCAGATGCTTTCACACCCTTATCAACGAACTTCCCATTCTCTTCTGAGTAAGTTTGTATCTCTGTCATTATAGCGTCGTGTGTTTCATTTGACATAATTTACGTCCTTCCTTTATTATCGTACGATTAACATTAATTAACATCAGTGTAATTAAAGCACGTAAGAAGTGGTTTTGTCAACATAAAAATTAAACAATTATGTCAACATCATTGGCATAGTTGGTAAAACCATTCTCTTTTACAACTTTCAATACACTATTCACTCTGCTTACCAATTCGTCTTTGTGAGAGATCAGGAATATGTTCTTTTTCTGTGTCCTGCTCATGTCTTTTAAAACTGCCATTGAACTCTCAACACCGGATATGTCCATGCCCGCGTCAACTAGTTCGTCGATGAACAACAAGTTGATCTGTTGATAAAGGCTCTCCCACACATCTCTGAACGCCCAACTCAGACTCAGGATTAATCTATTCCTCTCACCCCTGCTTAGATTGTCAAAGTCCAGTTCCCTGCCCAGTTCCTCGATACGCACAGTTAGGTCCGATTGGAAAGTCACTGTGTGTGGCAGTTTCACTTTGCCCAAGAAGTACGCCAGTCTCTGATTCAGGTACGTCAAGTTCTGTTCTATGATCCTTGTCCGTATGAATGAGTCTTTGGCTGTCAACAGTTTGTATAGGAACTCTTGGTGCCTGTGCAGATCTTCCAGTTCGTTTGCTTTCTCGTAATCTATCTTCTGTATCGCAGATTTTTTCATCTCTGTGATCTGTTCTGCGTATGTGTCTTCTTTTTTCTCCGTGTGTTCAAGTTGTCTCTGTAGATCTTTCAATGAACTTTTATGGTTGAATGCCTCGTCTATGGTGTCGTAGTAGGTGTCGGGTATCTGTCCAATATCTCCAACATCATCTATGCCCTGTTGTATTTCTGCAAGATCGGCTTTCAACTTGGTAACGTAATCAGTTGATTCTGTGAGTTGCATTTTCAGTTTGTCCACGAGATGCGTGTGCTTGTCGTCGTGTAGTTCTTGTTCACACGTTGGACATTTCTGTTGTTCTGCATACTCGAGGTCCGCATTTGTTTTTGTAACTGTGCTTTCCGCTTTGGTCAAGGAATCCTCGTGATACGCCTTTTCCTTTTGCAGACTCCTCAGTGCAGTCTGCATCTCATTGTGTTTCTGCAGTTTTTTATGTTTTGCGATCTCGATTTCGCTATCTACTTTTTCTAGTTCTGCTATCGCTTCTTTGAAACTTTTTATGTCATCCTCTTTTTGTTTGCTCCATGCATTTGATCTTATCTGTAGGCTTTCTATGGACTCCTGTATTTTTTCGTTCGATACAATCCTGGCATCGATCTTTAATTTTTCCTCTGTCAGCATCTGTTTCGTTGCCTTCTGTTTCTCTTTCAGGAGATCTGCTTTTTGCGAAAGTAGTGTTATGCCAAGCAACTGTTCGATAATCTCTCTCTGCTCTGCTTGTTTTGTAGACAGGAACGGTTGTGTGTAGGTGTTAAGTGCGATGATGTTCTTGAACATGGAATGGGTCATGCCCATCAATTTGTTGATCTCCACCTGTGTTTCTCTGTTCTCACCTTGTGCTTCGTTGCTCTCTGTTTTCTGTTCTATGTCATTGGCATAGAACCTGAATATCTGTGGTTTACGGCCTCTCTCGATTGTGTATGTTATTCCGTTTTTCACAAACTTAACACCAACCAACATGCCCTTCTCGTTGGTCTTGTTTACGAGATTGTCTCTTCTGATGTTTGTTAATGCTTCACCAAAGAACACATAACTCAGTGCATTTATAATTGTGGTCTTACCTGTACCATTCCTGGCACCCGCGTCGTCACCACCTAGGTCCATGTTCTCACCAATAACAAGCACCAGGCTCTTGTTTGAGAAGTCTATTGCTTGGGCCTGGTTGCCCACGCTCATGAAGTTCTTTACCGTTAGTTCTTTAATCGTTAACATTCTTTTTTCTTCTAGGTTTCTTCTTTCCAAAATTTTCTATCGCTTCATACACTGCCAGTGGTGTTGATAGAGTTTGATCTTCAACCCACTTTTTGTAGCCTTTCAACCATTCCTCCTGGGTTGGTGGATTCTTGAATCTTTCAAAAATATCAGACTTTGTCATTTTAACTTCAAGATCACCTTTCAGTGCTTTTATTAATTTTCTTTTACTAATGCGTGACATCTAGATCATTGTAAATTGCTGTTAATACGTTCTTGTCGTAGACCTCTGAGTCCACACCTTGTAACTGCTTGATTACGATTTGATCAACGCTGTCAAACTTCTGTACTTCAACAAGTGGTTGTTGTGCGTTGTCCACTTGTTCTGGTATCAGTTGCAGTTCTCTCAGTTGGTACTTGTCTATGAATGTTTCTCTTACAAAATTTGCTTCCTCGTATGAAATTTTTATATCTAGTGTTACTCTCACGTACATTTTTGGTTTCAGATACTTGTCCGGATCTTCTAACAGTTCCGAAACTTTTATTGTGATGTACCTCGGCATATCGGGCCAATTCACAAACTTAGGTTCTCCACCGTATTCCAGTATCATCATTCCACGATCATCATCCCAGGCGTCTGCGTAGTTGTGTGGGAAAGCGTTGCCCATGTACGTGACATTCTTCATGTACTGTCTCTTGTGGAAGTGTCCTGAGAACACCTTGCCACAGCCTGCGAAGTGGTCTGTCTGTATTCCACCAACGTCTGGCATCTCCACCATTGCGTTCATTTTGAAGTATGGCAGTTCGAAGTGTCCAAACACGTACTTTTGTTTCATCTTCTCGATCTTTTTCCATTCGTCCTGTACCACCCATGGTATGATCGCAACGTCATCTTCCACCACCCATTCGTTCACTATGTGTATGTTGGGAATGTTCCTGATGTACTCCATTGAGTTTATTTCTCTCTTGTCTCTGTAATACAGATCATGGTTGCCCATGATAACATAAACCTTCTCGAACGCCGCACCCAATCTCTCCATGTTGGAAACTGTGTAGTTCATCGTGCTTACATTCGTAGCAGATCTATGGTGATGCCAATCACCCAGGAAAATGCAGGTCTCACAACCTTCTGCCTTGGCCTGTTCAATGAACCATTTCACAAACTGTTCACAGTCATCGTTGTGTACTCGACTGTTGCCTTTTAGTCCGAAGTGTATATCCGTGAAGCAGGCTACCTTTTTAAAGAATGCCATAGATTACCACCTCTTTTTTACGATTGGTTTGTGATTGGTCATATCGACTTTTTTAGAATTAACACTTTCAAAATCTTCTTTATCGATCTTACCTTTTTTCTTCAATGCTTTGTTCAATTTTGCGATACCTGTTTTGTTGACTTGCAAGACATCTCCATGTGCATCTTTCATTCTTTTTATATAGGACGGACCTGCGGTCTCGTTCTCGTTCTGTCTGGTGAAAGAAGGC